AGCGTTGCCAGTCACTTCAGTGCCAGTGTCGGCATCAGTTGGATCGCTTGTGTAGAGCGCCAGATACACAGTCGCTGGCGATGTGTAAGAAGTGTTGCGGAGAGTAGCGTTGATAAGCGCATTCTCCAAGAAGTTCGACATTTCAGCCATGATTTACCTCACAAAGTTGTTTGGATTACAAGGGGTACGCCTGAATACTGACCTTGTTCATCAGAGCGTGTGATTGATGCCATAGCGCGATCAAACATAGTTCCCCATGTGTTGATTCGTGCGTCATCCATAAGGTACGGGGCAGCTTCAAGCAAAGCGCCGTACAGCAAGGCATCTGGCGTATTAGCCAAGAAAGCATTGCTGCTGTTGCTGTCACTCAGGAATACTGGTGCAGCAAAGTAAAACATCTTCAATGTGTACACAGTATCCGGGATTGGAGCCAACTGAAAGTCGTTAGCCAACACTGTGTAGTCCAGCGGCTTGCCGATCTCCCATGTGCGGGTGTTTCGGTTAAACGCCGATGGGCTGTAATAGTTCAATGGGCGAACAGGATTGCCCACCACCACAAAGTCACGCACCTCAAGAAAGTCGCTTGGCAACTCAACAGTGCTATCAGAAGCAACAGTGGCGGTTGTGACGGACTTCAGCATCTGACGGATACGCAGATCACGGCGCAAGCGCAACTCAGCCAAACGAATGAAATCTGGAATTTGTGTGGTCAGGTCTGTACGGGCCAGATAACCAGCGATGGTTGTTTTCAACTCAGAGTAACTTGTGAAGCTCATTTAAATTACTCCCGGACGAGTGCGCCATGCTCGGTTGTCTGGGTTGTTTAACCACATTGCAAACCGAGCGTTGTCGATAACGTGAAACCCACGCATGATGCCTTGATTGTTTAGGTCATCAATTGCAGTCAATGGAATGGATGCCACCTTGTTGCCATACAGCTCGTCAGACCACTTGGCCCGTTCGTCATAGCTGTTGAACTCTTGCTTGTTGCGCTCAACAATGGCAGATACATCTTGAGCAGTTTGAATGACCAAACCGCCTTCACCATCAGCATGAGCAACAGATTTGCGAAATGTAGGGTTTTCCATAATTGCAATTCTAGCATTGGCATGGTAAATAAAAAAGCCCCCCAAGGTTTCCCAAGAGAGGCTTTTGGCTAACTTACGTTAGATCAAGGTGTCAAATCGGCAATGATGCCGTGAGCAGCTTGGTTCTTGACTTCCAGAGTCAATTCGGCCAACAGTTGGGTCTTCTCGCTGTCGCCAGTCTTAGCCAATTCAATGGTCTCAAAAGGACGCAGGAAAGCCACGGCAGCCATGTCGGGATCGACAATGAATGCAGTCTCATCGCCAGCGTTGGTGCTGTTCATGAAGCGGTTAGGCACAACCGAAATAGTGCCGAAATCGCTCATGTAAACGTCAGCAGCGCCGATGATGGTTGTTGGCTGGTCGGAAGGAGCCATGTAACGCTGTGCAGCGATACCAGCAAAAGCCGAAACCAACTGCTTGTGAGCAGGGTTAACCATCAACACTTTTGGCGAACCACCGGCGGTGTACACCTCGGCAATCACGGTCTTCAGAATGGCTTCTGTGAAGGTGCGGTTTGTGCCGTTCACACGGGCAGTCGTACCAGCAGAGCCAGCCACACCGTCAGTGCCGCCATCATAGTTGGTGTTCAGCCATGCTTGCAGACCACCCAAAGTGCGAGCAGTGCTGGAGTTACCAACGGCAGCCACTTGGTTGGACAACAGAGACAGTTCAATGTTGCGCTTCAGTTCAGCCGACACTTTAGCCAACTGATAAGCCTTTTCAGACTTACGGCCAGCTTTGTCAACAGCTTCCAGAGTGCCAGCGACAGCGACAGACTTGGTGAAAATCTGTGTGCGGTTGCCGATACGGGTTGTTGGCGAGGCAGTGATGCTAGAGGCGTCAGCACCTTCAACAGCGCCGCCCAGAGCAGCAGCGGCCAAAGAGTCAGTCTGCCACTCGTGATAAGTTGCAGTTGCCTTGGTCTTGCCGATGGAAGACATGAAAGGAGTGTCAGTGGGGCTGATGTTATAGATAACGTCAGAGAGGTCTTCGCGCATACCGATGGCGGTATAGGTTTGATAGGTTGCCATGTTAAAGCTCCAAAAATTTAAAGGAATCGTTCAAATGCAGCAGCAGCATCACGGACTTTGCCGGTTTGACGCAGCTTTTGCATCACTTGCTTTTCTTGCGATGACTTAGTATTTGGCGTTGAAGTTCCGGGTTTGAGCATCTTTGGGGCTTGCTGGACTTTCTTCAAAGTCTCCGGCTTGCCCTTTTGAAGTTGCTCAAACTTCATCGCTTTATACAAAGTCAGCACAGCGCGATGGTCATACACTGAGGAGAGTTCTTGATCTGACCAGCCAACAGATCGTGCGTATTCACGGATTTCTTTCCGAATCGCATCACCTTTTGGCGTAGACAGTTCTGGGATCACAGACGCTAGCTTCTCTGATTCAGACTTGAGATGTTTTTGCAGATTCTGCTGCTGCTCCGCTTGTTGCTGTTGGGCAATGCGTTGCTGTTCGGCACGAACTACTGCAAGTTGTTTCTCACGCTGACTCTGTTCCGCCACCTTAACGGCATAGCCGATAGGGTCTGTTTCTTTCAAAACTTCTAAATCCTCACCCCGATTCTGCTGGCTCAAGAAGCTATCGAGTGCCTGTAGTTTCTGGGCGTATGCTTGTCGCTCTTGTTTTACTTGCTCAAGATGTTGGCGCTCGGCATCAATTGCTTTGCGTTGTTCAGCCAGAGCCTGAGATTTTTGTGTGTAATCCTTGCTGCGCTGATAGCCGTTGATTAGTTCGTCAAGTTCGACCTCGACTTCCTCACCACCGACCTTTGCCTTGTAGCGGGGCTTTACTTCCTCTACAGGCTCTGATTCGTCCGAATACTCAGATTCCTCAGATTCAACTTCACCAGTCGCTTCAAGTTCTTCGGATTGTTCTTCAGGTTGGCCTTGTTCGGCTCCATCGTCACTACCCATCAAACCCAGAAACGCATTGGCGGCTTGGTTTACGCTTAGGCTTTCACTCCCCGAGGGGTTGGTGTTTTCCATTTGTTATCTCAGTTTTCGCCAGAAACCGTCTGGACTGCGGGTGAGTTTCCTCACAGAATCTTCCACTTCTTTTCCTGTATCTTGGTTTCTGCGGCAATGCCTTGCAAGTGTCCAAGGAACAGGTCAAGTGTCTTGATGTGACTATAAGCGGCCTCGCGCTCTGTAATCTCATCTCGATTTGTGTTAATTATCACACTAATCTGCTGATTTTTCAAATCATCCATGACTTTTATGAAAAAGTCATCCTTCAACAGATTGTTTGCCCATTCAGCTTGGAGTTTTTTGTCCATCCTTAGTCTTTCAAAAACAATCCGATTGCCAAAAATTGGACATTGCGTCCTACAAATGTTAAGCCAGTTTTTAGGCTTCTATGCTTGCCAGTTGCAAAATTGACGTAATCTTTAAATTCTTGGTAATGGTTAGCTGCTTTCCCTTGGCTAATTGCCTTATTGCCGCAGTAACGATAGCCTCTACGAATGGCCTCGCCCCACCACTTTCCATGCAAATGCCGAACGCACCATTTAATGGCGTTAAACTTTTCTTGCTTTGTGAACGCACCAGAATTTACAGCATGTGTTGCAATAACGCAGCTACCGCTGCCTCCACTACCGCCACCACCAGAATCAGCGCCGACATTTCCAACACCCATTCCATCCATACCAACACCATCGGCAGCAGCTACACCAGAAGCAGCGGCATCGGCAGCAGCAGATGAAGCAGTTCCAAGACCACCACCGTCTGCATCAGCGGCATCAGCGGCTGCGGCATTGGCGGCATCAGCAGCGGCGGCAGCAGCAGCAGAAGCACTTGCACCACCAATAGCAGCATCAGCAGCAGCTTGTGCGGCAGCACCAATAGCCGCATCAGAGTGTCCAGCAGCAGCGGCTGAGGCGGCGGCAGCAGCAGCGGCAGCGGCAGCAGATCCACCAGTCGCGCCAGTAGCTCCTTGAGCAGCTTGTGCGGCAGATACTGCGGCAGCAGTTGACTGGTTTGCAGCAGACAATGAATCAACAGCAGCAGCAAGTGCAGCGGCGTTTGCCGGGGTGTTGATTAAACGCAGCAGCTTGGGCATTGCTTTGATTGTTGATTGCATTGGCAATGTTCTGTTTACCAACAACATTAGAGATTAGACCAAGCGGCAAACCAGTCATAGCGCCAAGAGCCATTGCGCCAATGCTTACGCCTGTTGTTCCTATGTTAGAAGATGTTGCCAATCCAGCATCATCAACAGAGACACTATTAGGTCCAGAATCACTACCACCAAAACCACCCCCTCCAGAATCAATTTGAGAAATCAAGTCAGACAGCCTTTGAGTGTCAATCTTCTCATAAACACTTTTATCAAATGCTGATGGGACAAAAGAAGGTCCAGAAATCTGGTTCAATCGTCCATATTCTGGAATTTGCTCAATGTCGCCAAAGCTAGGCGATCCAGTGATGTACCGGCTTGCGCCACCAACAGAAGGCCCATAAGACCCAAGATTAATTGGCTGGTACTGACTGGAGATGCCAGAGATGATCTGGTCAATAGACGGGGCTCTCACATTTGCTGGAACAACACCAGAAAAGGCATTTTGATTTTGACCAAGGATGTTTGTGAGTTCTTGATAGTTCATAAATCACCCCGGAATTTCCACGTTTGATGTGATGCCAGCGCCGACCTTCATGGCCTTCAGTTGCGCCTCTGCTTCAAACTCTTGCTGCTTCATCAAGAAGTGCATATTCATTTTCTCACGCTCAAGTTGCAGCTTGGACGCTTCTTTCTCGCGCATGATCTCAAGTTCAGCAGCGGCCTTCTCACGCTGAAGCTGCAACTCAAGGGCGGCCTTCTCTCGCTCAAACTGCATATCAGCTTGCATCTTGGCTTGCTGCATTTGCATATCGGCTTGAAACTTAGCCTGTTGCGCTTGAATCTCGGCCTGAGTCTTTGCCATGTAAGCCTGAACTTCTGGCGACATTGGCGGCTCTTGCTGAGGAGGTGGATTAGAGAACTGCTGGTCTTGCTCAGGGCTGATTGGCTTGAAGAACTCAGCGGAGTCTTTGAAGCCAGCAGCCTCGACCATACGGCCAAGAGTGCCACGGTACTGACCAAAGCTCACAAACGGGTTGGCGGGGCCATATTGACCAATCATCTGCTCTTGCTTTGCCATGACCATCTGGAGCATAGCCATCTGCTGGTCACGGTTGCCGTTGCCCAAGCCCACGTTGATTGAGATGTCAAACTTGTTGGCCCATGTGCGGGGATCGACAGTGACATAAGTACCGCGCAAGCGAATGATGCGCTCTTTTTGCTGGTACTTGCTGACCAAGTGCATGATGCCTTCAAACAGCTCTTTCACGCCTGATTCGGCAAAGATACGGGCGATCAGCTCAATCTTGCCAGAGCCAGCTTGCTGCATGGATGCAACGGCTGCGGCAGTCACGTTCTGCAAGATGTTGGGGTCAAGACCTTGGGACAACTCGGTCACGCCTGTGCGCTTGGCCTGAACAGAGTCCAAGTATTGCAGCATTGGGAACGATTGTTGCGCCATGTTCTGCACAACCAACTGCTGGACAGCTCCTTGAGACTTCGTGCGGATAACACCACCAGCGGTAGATGTCAGCAGATCGTCAAGGTTTACTTGGCCTTCAACAGCAGTGACTCGGCTGTTGTTGGTCAAATACATATTGTCCAACATCTGACGGGTAACAGTTGTCTTAATCAGTTGCAAGTCAACAGTGCGGTCAGCCAACGAGTTACCAAAGAACTTGTGCGGGATTGGCAGAGGGCAAACAGAGTAAAACGGCACATAGTCCGTTTCTTCGTCACTCAGAATGTCGTTGCCAGCGTAGAAGACTTGATGCAACTCAGCAATACCATCTTCATCGGCATCGTAGTAAATGTAGCATTCAAAGACTTCAACTTCTTGCATTGAAGAGTCGCTTGGCTCTGTGTCGTATGGCTGTTCACCGGGAGAGAATCGGGCCACACGTTCAGGCGTGTAAGCCAAAGCATCCCCTACTGGCAAGCTGTTCACGATCTTATCGTCAAAGCCCATTGCGATCAGTTCGCTGCGGGTAATCATTCGGCGGTGTGCAACGAAAGGAGAGTCCTTCACAGTGCGACCAGCCTTTGCCATCAGGAACTCTTCAGGCGGGATGTTGGAAATCTTGACCTTGCCTGACTTTGCCACCTTCTTGATGGTGACATCATGGATGCCGTAAGTGGCAGCCACACCCATCTCATCAAAGACAGGATTGCCCATTGGGTCAAGGATTTGATTGGTAACAGTGTCCTGCTCTACAACCTCAATGCTTTCATCTTGCAGAAGCATTGCCAGCTCGTCATCAGACAGACCTTCATAAGTCTCTTTGGTAACATCTTCCTTGTCTTCCCAAACAGCTTTAACAATGCCGTTCTTTTGCAGCAGGGCATCAAAGAACCAATCATGCATGATGATAACGCCGGGGTTATCCTTCAAGAAGATGTAGTTCAGGTAGTCTGTCGCTTGTTTGGCAGCAGCCTCATCACCGGGGCCAACAGGGTCAGCCACCACGATCTGGTCAGAGCCGGTGAAGATGCGGATCAGTGCTGGCAAAGCGCCATCAATAGCTTCTGCAACTTCACCAGTAACGATTGAAGACTTGCCTTCTACTTCGTTTCCGTAGGGCTGACGCAAATAGGCTTGCAAAGCCTGTTTACGCATTTCAACTGTTTCGCTTTCAATGAATCCGATGGAGTCATCAATCGCGGCTTGAACCGCAGCTTTAAGTTCGTTCTGGCTCATCTTTGACCTTTGCTGGTCGCCCGACCTTTGGGCGTTCTGCCAATTGTAACTGCTTTACCACATTTTCAAGCATTTCCACCCGCTTTTCAAGCTCGTCAACCCGCTTGGCATTAGAAATATCACCTTGTCGCATCATAAACATTTAGACCACCCATTTTGGAGTTACGTTGATAGATTTGCCCCACCCGCCAGAAATGATGTCTGATTTCTGTTTTGCAAAGCGGCGCATCATGTAAGCGTAACGAGTTGCATCCATCAAGTCTTCCTTGACCTTGTAGATCTTCCCGTTTTCTTCCCTGTGATACTGGATGAATTCTTCAAACCAGTCTCTCAATCCAGCAAACACCTTGAATCGACCTGTGACCATCAGCTCACGCAGCTCCATCAGGCCAACCTCAACACCGTTACCGCCATCAGGCCAAGTCGCGTGCTCTGGAAGCATATCAAAGCCAGCTTCTGAATAGTATTCCCGCATTTGCTTGGTAGAGCCTTTTTCAGTCTGTAATCCGTCTTGGGGCCAAGCAACAGGCACTTTGTCTTGCCAAGACTTCACAGCACCCCAAGCCTGTGATGGCGACATCTCACGAGCCTTCCAAGCCTTTGCAAGGTAAAACGTGTCATTGTCTTTGTCCCAAGCCAACTGAACCTGTGCTTGCGGGTGGTCATAACCAAAGTCACAAGCGCCAATAATCCAGAAATGACTTGGAATATCAAATGGCTCACAGGTGATAAGTTCCTCTGAAAAGTCATAGATACGCCCATGCCCAAGCATTGGCGTTCCCTTGGTTCGCATCTCTCTTTGGTGCGGAGGGAAAGACGCAAGAAGATCGTCTTTGACTTTTTGATTCAGGTGAGGCGCATCGTCCCACCCTTTTTGCATACAGAATTGGGCGGCACTTGGAGAGTCCATGAACTGGATGACAAGCTCAGTTCTGCCGTTTTCAGGCGTGAATGTCAGGATTCCTCGTCCACCCTTGTTGTTGTCACCTGTTGCGGTACGCACCAAGACTTGAGGAAAGATCGTTCTATCCCTTGGCTCTTCGTCAATGTGGAACCAATCAACAGCGTCACCCATCAAAGCGTGTTGCCCTTGCGAATAACTCCAAAACTGGATCTTGGAGTTCATGCCGCTTGAGTGCTTAACATAGACAGAGCGCAATGCGCCGGGAGTTCCGACCATTGACTCGTAGCTGACAATGCGATCAGGAGGGATCAGCCCTCCCTCAAACTTGTCGCCAATCTTGCGTCCAACAATCTCGGTCTGGAGCAAATCTCTTGTTTTCTCGCCAGAGTAGCCAAGACACCAAATCAATGGGGCGTGTTCAAACTTGTGACCATTCCAGTCTTCTGGATAGTCGCCCAAGGCGTGAACAGCGTCAATGTAAGTCCCAAGATAGGTTTTGCCGATGCGGTTGGCGGCAATCAGACAGGCTTGAGAGTAAGCATCAGTTGCGCCAATGAACTCTTTTTGCCAGTCATACAATGTCTTGAAGACATAAAGAACACGGTTTTCCCGCATCCTTCTTTGCTTTTCCTCAAGAAGTTTCAGCAGTTCTATCTTGTCAGACATTCAAAGCAATCATTGCGGCTTTGATCTTCTTGTCCAGTTCACCATCAGACAAATCTGCAAATTCAAGAGCGCCACCGTCTTTGCCAGTAACTTCTGTTCTTGCAAGCTTTGGAGTGGCGTATTCAGCCATCTGAGCCAGAAGTGTCAAAGCGCCCTTTGGGTCTGCTTTCAGTTCTTTCTCGACACTCCCCTCGGCAACCTCTATAAGCCACTTAGAGACGTTTTCAGCGTTATCCTCTAGCAACCTACTGACAGTCTCTCTAAACGTCTTGGTGGCCTTGTTAAGAGAGCCGGGAGGCCTTCCTCGGCCTTTACGCTCTTCAAAGCCAGAATTTTCGTTCCCTAATTTATTCATCTTGGTTTGACTCCCGTAGGTTGGTCAAGGTTAGTGCAGACTCACATCTGCGGGTTGTTATCTGCCTAGCAATCCCGATGCTGGCATATCGTTAATCTCAAGAATCTTAATCAAATCTGGGTCATAAGTGACATAGTTGACTGATCCTGCGACATCTGGGGAATCATATATCAATCCCGGAATACCTTTTTTACGCATTGTTTCTTGGATTTGCATCTCAGAAACGCCTGATGCGCGTAGCCTTCCAACAATGTCTCCACCAAGCATATCTTCACCAGAAATGCCGAGTTCTTTGGCAAAAGACTGTACGGCTTCTGGCTGTTGCTTCAAAGGCTTATCAAACAAAAGATAGTTTGGCAGCGCCTCGTCAGCAATGTCTAGCTTGTAAAGGTAGCTGTCACGGGGAACAGACTCAATCTTTTTAATTGTCTGTTCGGCCTTCTTTGCAAACTCTGGAGAGTATTCGCCACTTTCAACAAAGTCTTGGCGCAATTGCTTGGGGTTCTTGTAAAGCAAAGCCGACTCAAGCACTTCCATTGAGTCGTAATCTTGTTTTTTCTCGGCTTGCTTGTACAAGCCCATCAATTTATCTTCCCACTGTGGCGCTCTAGGAAGATATTTTCCTTCAGCCTCACGCCTTGCAGCAGCCGCATAAGCGCCTTGAGTGTATGCAGAGCCTGTTGCTGGCGCTCTTGTCACATCAAATTTATTGAACAGGTTTGGCCCTGCGTGATACGCAGTAATTCCCATAGGGTTGTAGCCTTCAGCCATCAAACCAGCCAAACGCTGCGTTGCTGGCCCGTAGTCCATGCCCTCACGCGCTGCGGCAGATGTCATTTCATTGAGGTTACGCGCCCTGTCGTTGATGTTGCCAACAAACTGCTGTGCGCTTAACAGTGGATTACCAAGCAAATCGGTCAGCTTACGCTTTGCAACATTGCCAGCACTGAAGATTTCACCGAGTAATCCAGCCATCTTATTTCCCCTTGTAGCGGCCCATTGCTTTAGCGGCTTCGCTCATAGCAATTGCAATAGCTTGGTCACGGCTTTTGACAACCTTGCCACCATTTCCAGAGTGCAATTCCTTGTCCTTGTATTCGCCCATGACTTTGCCAATCTTGGCTTCGCCTTTTTTGTCCATCTTCATTTCTTGCCTTTCGGAGCAGAAAACTTGTAAGCCATTGATTGCCAGCCCTTGGACTCGGCTTGCTTACGGGCTTGTTCAGCCAGTTTCTTGGCCTCTTTGGAGGTCATTGGTTGCTGATTAGTCGTTCCCATGATCGGCTCCCCATCGTTTGCAAGTTTTGTTCTCGTTGCAAGCAAATTCAAATTTCTTGCAGTAAACAGCCTCGTCACCATACATCTCTTTGGTTTTTGGGCTGTCATCGCCGTATTCGCAGTTGCTGCACAGCTTGCGCTTGGCTTGATCTGGAGCAATGCGCCAGTAATTGGCAAGGTCACGCCAGAAGTCGCTAGAAGGCTTGCTTGGGTCTTTAGGCCCATACATTTGCGCTTCTTCCATGTATTTGACGGTCTTGGCGTTCTCAGCCTCGTCAAATTTAGACTCTTCAGCTTCCTCAATCTCGATTGAGATTTCCAGTTCTGTACCAAGCAATCCAGCCATAGTGTTCTCCAGTTACCCGAATTTTACAACACTAGCACACTTTTGGCGAGTTGTGTATTAGGGTTTGTCCTAATAGAATTTTTTGTGGACAAGTAGATAATTGAGCCATCAACAACACAACGGAGCGACACAATGTTTCATCTTTACATCAACGGCAACTTTTACAAAGCATACAAAACGCGCGGCGCTGCTCAAGGTGCTTTTGCAAAAATGTACGCAATTCGCCACAAAGCAGACTGGAAAATTGTTGAAATTGCAGCTTAAATTTAACGGGGCTTCGGCCCCATCAAAGGAATCAATATGAAACACATCATTGCAGCAACTCTTGGACTTGATATTGCCGACCTTGGCGATTACCGTTACCAACCAACTAGAACAACCAGACCAATCTATGCCATTGGCGACATCTATGTGGCAGCAGGTCACAAGCCACCAAAGGATGATGTTGGGGCCAAGTGGGAAGAACACAAAGACCAGTTCTGGGTTC